AAAGTGAATTAGATTTATCCTTTGCCAAAATGGAAAGGATGGTTATGGATTATGTTAATGCCTCTAGTGATAGAGTCGTAGTCCATCAGGCATTGAAACATTTAATTGTGTCTGGTAACGCATTAATATTTATGGGCAAAGATGGTCTCAAGAACTATCCCCTCAACCGCTTTGTAGTAAACAGAGATGGTAACGGGAACGTCATCGAGATTGTCACAAAGGAACTAATCAGTCGTAAGATACTTGGTATGGATCTCCAAGTAGCTATGCCTAACTCTCCCGGAGATGACGGCCACAAGACAGGATCCGATGATCAAGACGTAGAAGTGTACACTTACGTCCGACTCAACAATGGTCGATGGGTATGGCATCAAGAAGCATACGATAAGATACTCCCAAACAGTCGTAGTACTGCTCCAAAAACTGCAAACCCTTGGCTTTGTCTAAGGTTTAACGTGGTAGACGGAGAAGATTATGGTCGTGGTAGAGTAGAAGAGTTCCTCGGCGACATTAGATCGCTCGAAGGATTGTCTCAGGCTATCGTAGAAGGCTCTGCAGCAGCTGCTAAAGTAGTCTTCCTTGTATCACCATCTTCGACAACAAAACCAAAGACTATAGCCGATGCTGGTAACGGAGCGATCGTTCAGGGTAGACCTGATGACGTTGGTGTTATTCAGGTAGGCAAAACAGCTGACTTCAGGACAGCAGCAGAACAGATGTCAACTTTAGAACGTAGGATAAGCGAAGCTTTTCTTGTACTACAAGTTAGACAAAGCGAAAGAACAACTGCGGAAGAGGTACGCCTCACGCAAATGGAATTAGAACAACAATTAGGTGGACTCTTCAGTTTGCTCACGGTTGAGTTCCTAATACCCTACCTCAACAGAACCTTGCATATACTACAACGTACGGGTCAACTACCAAAAATCCCTAAAGACGTGGTACGCCCACAGATAGTTGCTGGTGTTAATGCATTAGGTAGAGGACAAGACCAACAGTCACTTGTTCAGTTCGCACAAACTCTTGCTCAAACTATGGGACCAGAAATCATGGCTAAGTTCCTTGACCCCGGTGAGTATGTTAAACGACTCGCAGCAGCTCAAGGTATAGATGTACTTAACCTAGTTAAGACACCTGAAACTATGGCACAGGAAGCACAACAACAGGAACAGAAAATGCAACAGATGGAAATGCTGAAGCAAGCTGGTCAGTTGGCTGGTACTCCTATGATGGACCCAAGTAAGAATGAAGGCATGGCTAACATGATAAAAGACGGATACGATCAATTACAAAATGGCAACACAGAAGGCGAGCCGCCCACAGAAGGTGGCGAAGAAACCCCTCCCGAAGGTTAGCAAACCAGAGTCTCTCGTTGAAGAGAACGAAAGAGCCACACCAACTAAGTTCACTACTAGAGCAAACATAGGACCAGATCCTGAGCTAGTAACAACATTTGGTTTAGGCAACCTAAAAGTAACCACCGCTAAAGGATACAAAGATGACGGAAAAACTAACGTATGACCCAACTCCAGCTGACGCTCCTGAGTTTACAGAAGATGAACAAGACTCACTAGCCGTTGCGGAGAAACTAGGTCAAGAAGAATCTGAACTGTATGCTGGTAAGTACCAGAGTGCAGAAGAATTAGAAGAAGCATACATAAATCTACAAAAAAAATTAGGATCCTCTGACGAAGATGATGATGAAGTTGAAGAAACTACGTTTGATGAAGATGAGTATCCTGAAGAAGTTGCAGAAGGTGTAGACTTAATTACTACTGCTTCTGAAGAATACTATGAAAATGAAGGAGCACTCTCTGAAGAAACAATGCAACGTTTTACAGAGATGTCTAGTTCAGATTTAGTAGAAGCTTACATGGCTATCAGAGATCGCAACCCAGATATAGATGGTGGTGTAGCGGCTGACTTAACTGATGCTGAGATGAACCAAGTTTATAACTCAGCAGGTGGTGAAGCAGAGTATGGAAGATTAACAAGTTGGGCAGCTGAAAACTTATCAGAAACAAAGCTAGATGCTTTTAATGATATGATAGATAGAGGTAATGCTACCGCTATACAAATTGCAGTTGCCGGACTACGAGCTGAGTATGAAGCTCAAGAAGGTTACGAAGGTCGAATGCTTACAGGCAAAAGTGCTCCAGCTGCGGATGGATTCCGTAGTCAAGCTGAGGTTGTACAAGCTATGTCAGACCCTCGTTACGATAGAGATGAAGCATACAGACAAGATGTGTATGACAAACTCGAACGTTCTGATATTCAATTTTAATTATGTCTAAAGCTTATGACCCCTCATCACGAGACAATGCTATGAGGGTAAAATATAAAGTAAATACTGCAGGCGATCGTTGGTTCATTCCTTATAATGACAATGGCACTACAGCAGAGCAAGTAGCTCAATGTACTAAACTTGTTGGTAAAACAACCAACGGCACACAAGACGCAGGAGCTGAACAGTAATGCCGGGACACTACGGAGACAAGAAAAAAAAATCTAAAGCTATGGCACAATCTTTGCCAAACAAAGCTGAGATGAGAAAAAAAACATTACTACTTTTAGCTAACAAAAGGAAAAAGTAATGACAACTAAACGAAAGAGTGTTAGTCTAAAGATAGGCAAACATAAAAGTCGTTCAGGCGGCTTGACAGCTGCAGGTCGTAAGAAGTATAATGCAGCTACGGGTTCTAATCTAAAAGCTCCACAACCACAAGGTGGTCCACGAAAGAAATCTTTCTGTGCTAGAATGGGTGGAGTTAAAGGACCAATGAAAGATAGCAAGGGTCGTCCAACACGGAAGGCACTTGCATTACGTAAATGGAAATGTTAACATGGCACACAAAGGCAAAGGATCCTGTGGATCTAAAGGAGGAAAAGGTAAACGCTAATGGCTAAACCCGGACTTTATGCAAACATACATGCCAAGAGAAAGCGTATCGCCGCTGGCTCTGGTGAGAAAATGAGGAAACCCGGTTCTCCCGGTGCTCCTACTGCTGCTAACTTTAGGCGTTCAGCCAAGACAGCAAAGAAAAACAAACTAAAAATTAAATAGTACTTAGTGGCGACCCGAAATTATCGTCCTCGCCACAGGTATTCCCCACTCTTATTACAACTATGATTACTTCCGAATACGGAAAGCAAAACATACATGCAAATGAAACTCCAGCGAGAGTTATTCCTAATTACCCAATAAACAAAAACCCTATTATGACAAACGAAGCAGAAAGATTTAACGGCTGGGCAGCTATGCTTGGATTCGTTGCAGCTCTTGGAGCATACATCACAACAGGACAAATTATTCCCGGTATATTCTAATGGCAGCAATCTCAGTATCAAGAGAACGTCAAGCCAGTAACTGGGAAAGTTTCTGTCAATGGGTCACAAACACTAACAACCGCCTTTATGTAGGATGGTTTGGTGTACTAATGATACCCGCACTTTTAACCGCAACCACCTGTTTTATAATCGCTTTCATTGCTGCTCCTCCAGTAGACATTGATGGCATCCGTGAACCTGTGGCAGGATCTCTTTTATATGGCAACAACATTATCTCAGGAGCAGTTGTCCCCAGCTCCAACGCCATCGGACTACACTTCTACCCAATCTGGGAAGCAGGTACTCTCGACGAATGGCTCTACAATGGTGGACCCTATCAACTCATCGTCTTTCACTTCCTTATCGGTGCAGCATCTTACATGGGACGCCAATGGGAACTTAGTTATAGATTAGGAATGAGACCATGGATATGCGTAGCTTATTCCGCACCAGTATCTGCAGCACTAGCAGTATTTTTAGTGTACCCTTTCGGACAGGGGAGTTTTAGTGATGGTATGCCTCTTGGTATCTCTGGTACTTTTAACTTTATGTTCGTATTCCAAGCAGAACACAATATCCTTATGCATCCGTTCCACATGCTCGGTGTTGCTGGGGTATTCGGTGGTGCTCTTTTCGCTGCTATGCACGGAAGTTTGGTTACTTCCTCACTTATTAAGGAAACAACTGAACAAGAGTCACAGAACTATGGCTATAAATTTGGTCAGGAAGAAGAGACTTATAACATCGTTGCAGCTCACGGCTACTTCGGTAGACTAATATTTCAATATGCGTCTTTCAATAACTCTCGTGCTCTTCATTTCTTTCTTGGTGCTTGGCCGGTTGTTGGCATATGGCTAACATCTATGGGTATATGTACAATGGCATTTAACCTAAATGGATTTAACTTCAACCAATCAGTTGTTGATGTTAATGGAAAAGTTATTCCTACTTGGGCAGACGTTGTTAACAGACAGAACTTAGGTATGGAAGTTATGCATGAAAGAAATGCACACAACTTCCCACTAGACTTAGCATCAACTGAGTCAACAGAAGTTGCACTTACAGCACCTACTATAGGTTAAGCCACGCATCCGTTCATCCCTCACGGGACGCATGATCACCAAGGCATGGAACGGGGTCTTGGTATATGGAGAATTACTATGTCTTGCACAACAGTAACCTACGTATATCGTGGCATAGAATACACTAGAAACAAGTAGTATTCAGCTGTGCGTAACCACGTTAAACTATGGCCGAACAGCATGGCGGAACCATGCATATCGGTGACAAACTAATAACTATTTATTATGGCTTTTAATCAAAACGCTTCAGCAGGTCAGGTAAACTTTTCTGCTCAGGAGCCAATCACTAAAGTTGTTTTAGCTAACCAAGATGTAACCAGTTCAACTACTCTTGTAGATGTATCTGATCTTACATTAAGAATTGGTAAGTATGAAAGAATTAACTTTAAGTATAATATCTTCTATACAACAGCTGCAGCTGGTGATATCAAATATTTAATTGATACTCCTGCATCTTTAACAGCTTATCGTGTAGCTCAAAACGGTTGCGACCACGCTGGTGCGGCTCTAGCTTCTATCATCACAGCTGAAGGTAGTGCTATTGCAATAACAGCTTCTGGTACTGACGGTTGTTTACAACTAACAGGTACTATTGAAAATGGTGCAACAGCTGGTGACATTAAGTTCCAGTTTGCACAGAACACTTCAGATGGTACAGCAGCAACTGTACGTGAAGGTTCAAGCGTTCAGTACTATCGCTTCTAAATAGTATAAGCGGAGGAGCACCTCAGAGTCGGACTCCTTCGCCGTTGGCTTTTTGCCTCTACGGAGATACCAATTAGCCGTCTAGACGGTGGGATAGACCACAAATATCAATGAGTCCAACTGAGACTCACAACTTTTTACGTAAGAAGACGAGCAAATATACCTTTAATTTTTATTAAAAAATGGCTAACGCTACACAATCCGTAATTGGTGCTTTGAATAAGGCGGTATCTAATACTGCTGGATCTCAGGCTTACGATACCAAATACGCAACCTATCTAAAGCTGTTCTCAGGTGAGCTATTTAAAGCTTATGAGTCAGCAACTATAGCACGTGACACCGTGCAAAGACGTACTTTGAAGAACGGTAAGAGTTTACAGTTCATCTTCACAGGACGCATGCAAGCGGCTTATCATACTCCCGGGGAGCCTATCCTTGGAAGTGGTGATCCACCAGTAGCTGAGAAAACTATACAATGCGATGACCTATTAATTAGTTCAGCATTTGTATATGACTTAGACGAGACACTTGCACATTACTCTCTACGCTCAGAGATCTCTGCTAAGATCGGTCACGCTCTAGCAGAAGCTTATGATAAGAAAGTGTTTAGAACTATTGCTAAAGCAGCAAGAGAAGCACATCCTATCACAGCATCTCCCGGACCAGAACCCGGCGGTACACAGATCGAGCTAGGTGTAACTAAGGAGTATAATGCTCAGGCTCTAGTAGATGCTTTCTTTGAAGCAGCTGCAGTTCTTGATGAAAAAAATCTCCCAAAAACTGGACGTACTGCGATATTGAATCCAAGACAATACTATGCCTTGGTATCACAGGTTTCTTCTAACATCTTAAACAGAGATTATGGTAACAATCAAGGTAACCTAACTTCTGGTGAAGGTCTAGTTGAAATTGCTGGTATTCAGATCAAGCGTTCAAACAACCTACCATTCTTAGCTGGTACAGTTAATGGTCAGTCTGGTGAAAACAACGATTACTCTGGTGACTTCTCAACTCATTGCGGTCTTATCTATCAAAGAGACGCTGCAGGTATTGTAGAAGCAGTTGGACCTCAGGTTCAAGTGACATCAGGGGATGTGTCAGTTTTATACCAAGGTGACGTTATGGTTGGTAGACTTGCTATGGGTGTAGGAACACTTAACCCAGCAGGTGCAATCGAACTAACTTCAGCACGTAGCTAATCATGTCTTTAAAACCCGGTACTTCACAAACAGTTACTAGAACTACTGGTAATGGTGCAAGTCTTAGCGGTATTGGTACAGTCGATAAGTCTGTTACTAAAGACCCTTCAACTCCTTTGGAGTATGGAAGGCAGCACTCTGACAGTACACTTCTAGGAACAGTTTCTTAACAATATAATATTATGGCAGTTCCAACAGCAGTTGGAGAATACGGATCTTGTCAAGGTACAGAGACTCGTATATCTCCTTCCGATACAAGTGGATCAGGCAACGCATCAGCTGTTGCATCCACAACACAAAACTTACGTTTAGCATATAACACAGTCGGCGGTTCAGGTGTCAATGACACATGTGCTGTTGTCGGTGGACAATATACTTAACACACATACAGGGGGGTTTCACGACCTCCCTTTTTTTTATTCATAAATCTTAACCTATGACTACCACAACTACAACACTCGATACCGAACTATCCGCAGTAAACTCAATCTTGGGTAGTATAGGTCAGTCTCCTATATCTCAATTAGACTTCACCAATCCAGAGGTATCATTTGTATACAACCTACTGAAAGAATCTAATCAAGATGTACAGAGCGAAGGTTGGATATTTAATAAAGAATACCACATTAAAAATACTAACAAAACAGTAGATAATAAATTTATTATTCCAGCAGATGTTATGCGTATAGACATGTCAGATGCGTGGGATCGTACAAGAGACTTTGTTAGAAGAAAAGATACAGATGGATTATGGAAAATATATGATAGAGTAAATCATACATTTGAGTTTCCAGATGATGAGTTTTTTTATTTTAACTATGTACGACTTTTAAATTTTGAAGATATACCAGCTCCGTTTCAAAGATATATTATATATAAAGCTTGCGGTAGAGCTGCAGTACAATTAGTTTCCAACGCTGAACTACAGAAAATGATGTCAACTTTTGAATCACAGGCTAGAGCTGCGTGTATGGAATATGAATGCAATCAGGGTGACCATAACTTTATGGGATGGCCGGATGATTCTGCATATCAATCTTATAAACCTTATAGAATGCTTAGACGTTAATGGCAAGTGTTACACAGAAAGTACCTAGTTACGTATTAGGTATGTCTACACAACCTGATGAAAAAAAAGTTCCGGGTCAAGTAGTAGACTTAGTTAATGGCGTTCCTGATGTTGTAAGACAACTTATAAAACGTCCGGGAAGTCAATTAGTAAATACAATAACTCCATCAACAGATCCACATACTAAATGGTTTAACATATATACTAACGATGAAGAACAGTATATAGGTCAATGTGGTGCAGATGGTGCAGTTAAAATATGGAGATGTAGTGACGGTGTAGAAATACCCGTAGATTATGCGTATGTAGCAGGTACTAACAAAGCTACTTACTTAGATAATACTGCATTATCAGATGAAAAATCTTCTGATATACAGGTTATGACTATTAACGAAACTACATTCTTTGTTAATAGAAGAAAAACTGTAGCAATGAAAACTGATGCTGCAGATAAAGCACCTCCTCAGTTAAATGAAGCTTTTATATCATTAGATACTATATCTTATGGTAAACAATATGCTTTAGATATATATGATCCGTCAAATAATGATACTATTACGTATCCTCGAGCCACTTCTCTTTCGGTTGGTACCATTAATAGTTATAGTGGCACCAGTAATGGTGATTGCCAAGGAGCAGGTAGAGAGGTTGTTAATGTAGAAACAGGTACAAGTAAATGTGATACATCACCTCCTAATAATAGTGCAACTGGTAAAGCTAATCTTAGATATGAGATGGACACACGTTGTACACCTCAGGTAGATTCTAACCATAGTGATACTGAAGCTATTGATAGATATCACGATACTTATCAATGTTATGTAAAATTACAGTTTGGTGGTGAAAATTGGACAACAAATGATACACACCAACATACATCTAGTAAAGGTGTAACTACTACAACTACTGTTAAAAGTCATGTAAATGTTATATCTAGAGCTAACGTAGCAGCGGTACGCCCAGCTCCTACATCATCTAGTGCTGACGAACATGTATCGTCTAATGGTATATTAGGTGATATTAAATCAACATTAGATAGTATTAGTGGTCATGGTATTACAGCAACTATTTCTGGAAATGGTTTACATTTATATAGAGCTACACCGTTTGGTGTAACATCACCAGAAAAACAGTTGATGACTGTAACTACAACTGAAGCAAATAATATAGCTGATTTACCACGTGTATGTCGTCATGGATATACTGTACGTATAGTTAATAGTGGTGAAGATATGGATGATTACTACCTTAAGTTTTATGCTGAAGGTGTAACAGATACAGAAGATGATCCATTAACTAAATCAGCTACATATGCTAGATCAGGGTCTACTATAACTGTAACCTTAGCAAACCACGGATATAGTAATGGTGATCAAGTTATCTTAGATGTAACATCTGGTAATGGTAGTGATGGATATTATACTATTGCTAACGTAGCTACAAATACATTTACAGTAACAGATGCTTCCTCAGGTACAACAAGTGGTAACGTCACAGTTCACCCAGTTCGCTACGGAGAGGGCGTGTGGGAAGAGTGTGCAGAGCCGGGGATAACAACTACCTTTGACAACACAACAATGCCTCTGAAGCTCACTAGAGTGCTTCCCGGGACATTTGCGATTAATGGTGGTTCAGCTCAATCCTATCCTAACGGTGCATTTCAATTTGGTTATCCAGACTGGGGTAAACGTGACGTAGGAGATGACATAACAAATGGTGAACCGTCGTTTGTAGGACATCGTATTCAAAAAATGGTGTTTTTTAGAAATAGAATAGCTTTACTTAGTGAAGAAAATATTATCCTATCTAGGGTAAATGATTTCTATAATTTTTGGGTAAAAACTGCGATGGCTATTTCTAACGCTGACCCTATTGATTTACAATCTAGTTCAACGTATCCTACTCGATTGTTTGATGCTGTTGAAAATGCTGGAGGTTTAGTTATCTTTAGTGCTAGTGAACAGTTCTTGCTAAGTTCTGGAGCAGAAGCTTTGCTTACTCCTGAAACAGCTAAGATAACGTATGCAGCATCTTATGCATTTAACTCAGATAGTAATCCTGTGTCGTTAGGAACTACAATAGGATTTTTAAACAACACCGCACGTGAAGCTAGGTTCTATGAAATATCAGATGTCTCTACCAGAAACGAACCTACAGTTGTAGAACAAAGTAAAATTATAGCAGAGTTATTTCCACAAAATTTAACCAATGTAACCGCATCTACAGAAAACCAACTTTTATTATTTTCAGTAGATAGTACATTACATACTGCAACTAATGAAGTATGGGGTTATAAGTTTTATGAAGCTGGAGATACTCGTGCTCAGTCTGCATGGTTTAGATGGACATTACCTAATAATGTTATCTTTCATTGCATGATGGATGATCAATATTTTGTTGTATTAAATACAGGTTCTACATATACACTAGAAAAATTTGACATAAAATTGTCAACAGCAACTCCTATGATAGGGGAACCTCCAGATGAAAACCGTGTACACTTAGATACTAAAAAAACTTTTGCATCATCTGCATTAACATATGATACAGTTAATGATGTAACAACGTTTACTTTAGGTGCAGGATTTTATAGCACTCGTACACTCACGGCTTATTGTACAACACCGAGTGACGCAGCTGGTAAAAGTTATGATATCCCAGCATCTGCTATTACAGGTACAGCTCCTAACCAAACAATTACTTTACCCGGAAACTGGAAGACATCTACCGAAGCTGGTGCGTCTAATGTGTCTGTTAATACAGATGTAATTATTGGTTTTGAGTATGAGTTTGAAATAGAGTTACCTAAGGTATTTGTTACCAGACAAGAAGGTGAGAAGACTAGATCTGAAACTAGAGGATCTCTTGTATTACATAGAATGAACTTTGACTTTGGAGATGTAGGTGTATTAGATGTAACACTCAAACGTAAAGGTAGAGCTGACTATACATACACAGTAGAATCAAAAGAATACGATAATATAAATGCTAGTACAGCAGCGATAGCGTCAGGATATATACATACAATACCAGTATACGATAGGAATACAAACCTAAGCGTATTTATAAAATCTAACCATCCCTCACCAGCAACCTTACATTCAATGAACTGGGAAGGGGATTACTCACCAAGATATTATCAACGTGTCTAAATACATTCACCCAATTACAATGGAGGCTGCCGTCGAGGTTGCCTCTAATCTTCGTACAGATGACTATAGAGAAGTATGGGAGGGTCACGGCCATTTCCCACGCTGGTATATACCATTTGCTGCTTTTAATGGAGACACAGTTTACTTTAACGTGCCTAACGGCAAGACTGCCGGATTAGCCGGTGTACAGGAGGGTGGTAAAATTTGGATGTTATGTACCCCAGCTATACATGACTATCCTCTCACCTTTGCACGAGAAGCTAAACGATTTATAGAAAGTAGAGAAGAGAAACTCCTTTGGAACATTGTAGATAAACGGAATACCGCTCATCTAAAACTTCTAAAGTTTCTAGGATTTAAGTTCTTACGGGAACTTCAACATGGTCCTAACAAATTAACCTTTATAGAATTTTGCCGTGTGCGAACCAGTAACAATGATAACAACCGGTCTATCAATGGCCGGTCAAGTAGCAGAACATCAAGCGGAAAATAATGCCATAGCTGGCAGGAACCGTGCAAAGCTACGTAACCATCAAGAACAAAACAGATTATACGATCGGGAAGTAATGTTCGATCGTGCTCAATATCGTAATGATATGCAGCTTGAGGACATCAAACAAGATGATGTTTATCGAGCTATGGTAGATCAATGGACTCAAGAAGATCAAAAATTAAATAGATTATTTGCCCAAGCTGATCAAAAAATAGAAAAAGCTGTTGTAAAAATGTATGAAAATGAGTATGCAGGTACACAAACAGGTAGGACTGCAGCTCGATTAGCAGGTAAAAGTGCTAAGAAATTAGGACAAGAAAAGTCTGAAATACTACATAATCTAATGATGTCTGAAGAAGAAGCAATAGTTGCTAAAGATATGTCTAGAGAATCGTCAGCGTCTAAATCACGTGACTTATATGAACAAGTTAGATTTGCACCTATACATGGTGTGACGCCGATGGCTCCAGAACTGGAACCGAAGAAGTCGTCAGCTGGATTAATACTAGGATTAGCTGGTAGTGCCGTAGGAGGTTATCAAGACTTTAAAGCTGGGAAAGCTCCTAAGGTAAATACACCTTCCTTTGATACTCAAATAGATCCAACCTTTGGACATGAAATAAGGACTTTTAAATAATGACATCATCATACAATCAAAATATTGAACGTATGAGGTCTCGTGAAAGAGCTAACGTTCAACAAGCCAATGCTCAACGCACAGCTATGGCTAACACCATGGGTAATCGTGGTATAAGGGAAGCTGGTCAATTAAGTGATCAATTATCTGCATTTTCATCTACATTAAAAGAGATGAGAAAAAAAGATATAGAAGAAAAATTAGAAAAAGGTAGAATAGCAGCTCAAGAAGCACAAGAAATAAATGCAGAAAAGTTAGTAGCATTAGAAAAAGAACTATCTACATTAACAGACACAGATACTAGGTACCATGAAATCAAAGGTGAAATGCTTAAGATGTCAGGTCCAGATATTTATCCTGATGCAGATAGAATATCACAACTTTCTCCTTGGGGACAGGTAGGTTTTGCTAAAGAAAAGTTACGTATGTTTAATGATACGTTTCCTGACAAACTTGCTCATGCTATGCAGAATAGTGAGAAAGCTATTAATATTCAAGGTATAAATTTTACACCTAAAGAATTACACGATAATAATATACACGGTATAGCATTTAAAGAAGCTGCTATACAGGTTGTAGCTAATGATATTAAAAGAGCTGCAGGTTTACATAAGTTTTCTCCAGAGTTATTAAAACTAGCTGGCACTAATGATGCTATACAAAAAGCTAAAGAAGATTCTACAGCTAAATATAGACAAAGATATAATATAGAAGCATCTTCTATTACTAGAAGTATAGCACAAAAAACTTGGCAAACCAGTCAAAAAACAGGTGAAGATATACATCATTATTTAGTAAAAACTGCTGCTACTGTAGATGGATCTAATAATATAGTTGGTAATGCTGGTGCATGGAAAGCTTTAGAAGCTACTATAGTACAAGAAGGTATTAGTCAAAACGATCCTGAATATGCAGCTGAAATACTTAACCAACCTATGCCAGATAGGTTAGCTAAACAGTTAGGTGCTAAGAAAGGTACAACATACTCTGAACATTGGCCGGGTAAAGTTGCTACTCTAAAACAAGCTATTAGAGATGGGTATACAAAACAGATTGACAACGAGTTAAAAAACTTAGAGTCAGCTGGTACTACATTAAAAGCTAAATTTATAGAAGAAGCTAGAAAAGGTAATCTATCTACTCAACGAGTAAATGAATACAAACGAGAGTTTGGAAGCATAGGTCTACCTATACCATCTAGTATAACTAACTATGAAACAGTTACCATGAGAGATCAGAGAGAAGATACACAAGAAATAAAAGCATTGATGGCTAGTCAAAATGGCTATATATCTAATGCTCAGTTAGATCAGTTTCATCCTCAGGCAGCTGTAGAATTTAGAGAAAAAGCTAGTAAATTAGAAAAATCTTCTATTGCTCAGTTTGATGGAGATAAACAAATATCTGCTGCACTTAACACAGTATTTGAAGGTATGGGTCTTAAAGGTAATGAAAAGACTCTTGAATATGAAATAGCATTAGCTAATGCAAAAGAAGATTATATTCAAAAATTTAATAATTATGTAGCTATGGGTTACTCACAAAGAGAAGCTAGTTACTATGCATTAAATGCAGAGTCAGTTAAAGATAAAGAAACTGGCGAAGACATACCAAACTCTGAAGGTGTTATATATCACATTAAAAAATCTGATCAAGAAAACAGAAAACCTCAATATGTTAGTGAGGATTTTCTTATTAAAGGTGAACAAAACCAAGGTAAAATTAGAGTAGCAGAAATTGCTAAAGGTAAAAGAGAATTAATGAATGACTCTAATATTATTTTTGAGAAACCTATTGGTGGTACATATGGTAAAAAACAACTTGATACTATTATTACCAACATAAACAAATATGGACACAGTAAAGGTGTTCTAAAAGACAAAGGTGCAGTACGTTATTATCAAGGTTTAGCACGTGGTCGCAATATTAACTGGATGGGTCTAGTAGATGCACAGTTAAAAACTGTAGGTCACGATGGATTGTGGCCAGATGAACGTCCACAGTTATATAATTTATATGAAGGTAAAGATGAGAAAGGTAAAACTATTGCTGACCCTCAAAAATTTCAACCTATTATTAAAGCTGTAGAACGTGCACAACAGAATCCTACTAAACAAAACGTTATATATGCATATCAATTACTAAGAGATACTTTTCCTGATTCACAAATCCCTAGCTCAGTTTGGGATGATCCTGAAGAAGTGTTACCTTTTTTACAATAATTACTTATGGACATTTTAAATTTACAACCTGATGCTGTAGGTAAAACAGATGACACTTACGAGGTAGAAGGTTATGAAGATCAAATAGAAAAAATTACACAAGAATTTCCTGAAGAAGATTTTCGTACACCCGAAGAGATTGCTGAAACTGAAGCATTACAACAAGAACTAACACCTGAAGAAAATATACAACCTACAGCAGTAGAAACTCAGAATCCTTTCCCGGAACCTGATCCACAACCACAACCTAAATCTCAGTTTTTTACTCCTGACGAAAATGGCATGATATCAGATGAGCAGCTTATGGCAGCTTATGGTGGTAAATTACCTGCAGAAGGAGCAAGAAGAGCATTAAAATTAAATTATGGATATTTAGAAGATAAAGAAGGTCAGTTAAATGAACTATTTAAAGATGGTAATAATCTAGAAAAACAAGCTCAAGCATTTTATATGATTAAAAATGATCCTGAACTTACAGCTAGATATGATCATAATGGAGATGGTGAAGTAACATATGACGATTTTTTTGATACTACAAACCACGAAGATTGGGATCCAGAACTTAA